AAGTGGAAATGCTCGATAGAGCAACGACAATATTTGCCGGAGTAATTCATAGCGTACAAAAAAAAATAGAATCAGATAACAGAGTTAGATATAAAGTAAAAGCAAAGGATTATTCATACGACCTCGACAGACAGCTTGTGATCGAGGGATACGATGATAAGACAGTTAATTATATCATAAATGATATACTAACAAATTTTACAGATGGAACATTCACAGATACGAATGTAGATTGTGCTTTGACAATTACAAAAGTAACGTTCGATAGAATAACCGTGACGGATGCATTTCAAAAACTGGCTGACTTAGTAGGATATAGTTGGTATGTGGACTACGATAAGGACATTCATTTTTTTGAAAGAAACAAAAATCCTGCAACGTTTGATATAACAGATGGCGATGGGAATCATATACCAGAAACGCTTTCAATAAATAATGATTTATCACAGATCAGAAATAGAGTTTTTATAAAAGGAGGAGAGATAGAGGGAACATCAAGAACAGAATTTTTTGATGGAGATGGTCAAAAATTATTATTTAGAACAGCAAACAAATTTAGTTCATTACCAGTTGTTGAAGTAGGATCAGTAGCTCAAACAGTTGGCGTAGATTTTCTTGATGACGAGGCAAGCTTCGATTGTTTCTGGGATTACAACCAAAAGTATATAAGATTTAAGGCAGGCACCGTACCGGCTATAGGAGCAGATAATATAGAAGTCGTTGGAGTACCACTTTATAATTTAGTCGTTCAAGTAGATGATCCAGTTTCAATTTTAGAATATGGAGTATTTGAATTTGCCAAGACAGACAAAACAATTAAAGCTCGAGAGGAGGCAGTCAGTTATGCGCAAGCAGAAATAGAAGCATATCAAAATGGAATAATCGAGGGAGGATTTGATACATACGAATCAGGACTAAGAAGCGGAATGATCATAAATGTTAATTCAACATTACTTAATGTTAATGAAGACTTCCTAATTCAAAGCGTTGCATTTCAGATGATCACCAGGGAAACTTTTATATACAAAGTAAAACTGGCTACGTTAAGAACGGTTGGGATTATTGATTTCTTAATAGGATTATTAAAAGCAGGCGACAGATTAATCGAGGAAAAAGGAGATGTCGTTCTTGAGAAGACAGTGTTCCCGATGGAAGACATTGAGATAGAAGATGCAATAGAAATAAACACAGACGACTATCCGCAAACAGAAGAAGCAGAGATAGGCGATTCAGTAACCGTGCAGGCATTAGATTACGCTGTAGAATTTGTGCTTGGACCTCAATTGCCAGTTGGAGTAAAAAGAGTTTTTATATTAGATGGTTCGCCATTAGCTTAATTCATGCTATAATAAAAATATGATAGATAAAGCATTTCTAAACAAAATAAAACAAATAAAAAAACAAGTCGGCGAACAGGCCGGCGCTATTGGAATATATAGATTCACGCTCGAGGACGTTAAAACAGGAAAGAAGATCGTGAAGTATTATCATAACATCATCACGACCGTCGCTTTTACATTGATCACAAACAACCTAACAGATCCAACACCGGATAATGATATGCTAGTAAGCCATGCCGCCTTAGGAACAGACGTCACAGCCGTAGTAATAGGAGATACGACATTAGGAACTGAAACATACAGAAACGCAATAGCCTCAATGGCGAACTCGGCAAACGTTGCATACATGACCGCATTTTTTAATCAAACAGAAGTAACCGGAACGTTTAAGGAGGCAGGGATATTCAGCGATGGTGCAGCAGGAGCAGATACTGGAATTTTAATTAGCCACGTAAATATAGACGTAACCAAAACTAACGTACAAAAGCTAACGATAGACTGGACTTTGACGTTGGCCAACGCATAAAACTATGGCAACAATCCCAGCAAATAAAACGGCAGGCGAAGAATTAGCTGCTACAGAAGTTAATAAACTTCGAGATGCCGGATACATAGTAGACTTGGATGCAGGAGAAACAATCAACGGCGCTACGTTACCGGTGGCTGTTTATATTGATGATACTACAAATGAAGTTTATGCTTGCGATGGTAATGATCAGGTAAAATTAGAATTTATAGGATTCGCAATTTCAAATAGCACAGATGGAAATGCTATTCAAATCCAAAACAATGGAATCGTTTCAGGATTTACTGGACTAGATATAGGAAAGAAATATTATGTTCAAGACGATAAGACGATCGGAACGACAATAGGAACATATGAAGTTTTAGTTGGGATAGCAATATCGGCTACGCAGATTTTAATAATGATAGGCGAATTTGAATATATGGGTAGCGCATCAGATTCGGCAGATGCTATCACGGTACCAGTTGGAGCTAGATTTGCGATTGTTAGTATTTCAACTACAAACGGAGTAACATCATCTCAAAATGAAGTACTTTTAACTAAAACTGGAAAGGCAGTTGGTTCGTTTTATGATTCAGGTATAGTCGCAAATAGTCATTCTGGAACAGCTACTTGGGCCGGGAACACTATTACATTAACTTGGGGAGCAAATGATACATCTGCTAGTGGAACAGCTTATTTTTATAGATAAACATGCATAAAAACACAATAAAAAGAATCAAAGAAGATAAAAATAAAACTGACGAAAGGCCAGAGTTAGCTTCGAAACTTCCGAAAAAGAACTATAAAAACTTTAAGGATGGAGTGAGCAGACTTTGCGATGACTTACTTAAAGAAAAGATAACGCCAGAAAATAAAAAAAAAGTCGCTTGGCTTAAATCAAGGATAGAAATAGAACTATGATAACAGCTACAAACATACAATTTATAATTTCAATATTAACCTTACTAGGAATCATGTTTGCTATTTATAAGTTCTTCAGGGATCCAGACGTTAAAGCAAAATATGAAATAAAACAGATCAGAGAAACATGCGGAATGAAACATGATCAGATAGATAAATTAATAGGTCAAAATACAAATGATTTAAGACTGATCAAAGAAAATCATATAGCACACATAGAAAAAGATATTAATTTAATGCAACAAGACATGGTTAAAGTTTTAACAATATTAGAGGAAAGGGAATATGCCTCAAAAAAACGAGATTAAATATTTAATAATTCATCACACGGCCACGTCTAGAGATAGAACTAAATTCTCGGCGCTTAAAGATTCTTATAACTGGGTGATCACGGCCGATGGTATTTTGCATGAGAGCAGACCGCAGAACCTCGTAGGAGGACACTGCAGGCCAGACAGAATGAATTATAGATCGTTAGGCATATGCTTGACTGGTAATTTTCAAAAAGAACATCCAACAGAAAAACAAATGCAAACATTACGAGGAATAATAAATCAACTAAAAAAAATTTATAACATTCCAACAGAGAACGTACTAGGACACAAAGAAGTGAAGTGGGCAATCACAGCTTGTCCGGGAACACATCTGATGGCGTTTATTAAAACAATAAGAAAAGTAAATGGATGTAGTAATTGCGATAGATTAGAAGAGGAACTAAAGGTCGCAAATAATAAATTAAATAAGATAAAAGAAATTATTAATTTATGACATCACGTTGGAAACAATCAAAGGCAGGACAGAAATGGAAAAGAAGAGAGGAGATGTATGATAGGATTGGAACTGTACTTGGATTCGGACTGTCGGCTTTATTTTTCTACGGAATTTATAGGTTAGTAAAATTTATATGGCAAATATTCTAAAATCAGCTTCAAAGATAGTTTTTATTTTACTGGCAGTAACAGCATGCGCAGGGTTTTTTTTAGGAAAACTTGAGTCGCAAGATTTTATGGTACTGGCAATGTCGGCTTTTACTTTCTACTTTGCAAACAAAGGAGAAACAGATAAAAAACTTCCATACGCAGGAAAATAATGCTACAATATAAATACTTTGCTTCGTGATTGGGCAAAGGAACGACCACCAAACCACCTGCATTCTGGCAGGTGTTTGGTTTTTAGATAGGATAGCTTGACTTGATTATTTAAGTGAGATAGAATTGAGTATAAGTCATTTAATAAAGAAAGGAAAAACAAATGAATATAATACAAATCAAAGGAGTAGAAGAAATGAAAATAATAGATGAGCCATGCGTTTATTTCTTAACTGATAGTCATGGAGAAATATTATATATAGGTAAAAGTAGAAAATCAATGATAGGTAGAATAGCAGCACACAAATACGAGAAACAATTTAGTAGAGTATTTTATATTAAGTGTAAAGGATTTAATGATATGGAAGAAACAGAAGCTAAACTAATTAAAAAAATAAATCCAAGATACAATAAAATCATTCCAGTTGGATCTGAAACTAAGGGATTATTAAAAGATACAGAAATAAAAAAGATAACAGGAGGGATTGATCGTAGAATAATTAATAACGCCGCCAAAGAATTTGACATTCCAATGATAGCTATTGGAAGTAGAAAATTCTATGATAAAAAAATTATAAAAGCGATAGATGAATATATTAAAATAAAAGGTAAAAACTTTTTATGTTATAGACCAAAAAAATAATTAGTCTGAGATAAAAGGGCTGATTAGTCTGAGATAAAAGGGCGTTCCAGTCTGTGCTAAAGTGGCATACTATCTATATACAAGAGAATACAACAAGAGAATACAACAGTAAATTCTTATTTTTTTCTTAAAAAAGTTATCCACTTTTGAGCCTTGCAATAGTATTATGAATGATTTATAATAGAGTTAGAACAAAAGGAAAGGTCGAAAACAATCAATCAAACAATTAAAAAAACAATCACAAAAATGAAAACAAAAAAATTAACATCAATTTACAAAGGAGGCAGAACAGCATTATTTGTTAAAGCAGAAATTAAAGATAGGTTTGGAAAAGAAGAAGCGCAAAAATACGATCCAACAAAAAACTGCTTTACATTTCAAGGATGGAAACAAAGAGGGTACTCAGTTAAAAAAGGAGAAAAGGCAATCAAGTCAGTAACGTTTATAAAGGATGAGGAAACGGGAAATACATATCCAAGAACAGTATTCCTATTTGCTCAGCCACAAGTTAGTAAAATTAATTAATAAAAAATTAAAAAGGAAAGGCGGTGATAAAAATGCAAACAACAATAATACATAATGTAAAAGAGATGGTGATTAGTAAAGTAATGAGGCAAGGAACTGGATCATACGTCAAGAACATTTTTATTAAAACAGACCGGGACGAAATAGGCATAACATTATTCGCAGACAAAAAAGAAAACGTAGAAACGATAATAGATGATCGCGAAGAGGAACAGCAAGATAGATCATAGATA